CCTTGTTAAAAGACTCACAAGAAGCAAAATTGTGGCACCTGCAGTCCCTATCATAATACGCTCAATGCGTTTGATACGGAGGATTGTTTCTTTCCAACGCTCCGCACAAACAGCTTCGTGTGTATCAATTTGCGATTGAACGCTCTGGACTGTCGGCTTCGCCATCCACTTCCTCCACAGTTTTAATCAGTGCTGTGGTAAAAGCGTCTTGTGCCACCTGCACTTGATCAAGTTGAAAACGGAGAGAGCCAGCCTTAGCCTGCAGATCACGAATCTGGTTAATCAGATACATCTGCTGTGCGTCCATAGCAGACTCTTCATATTCCTTACCTGCAATGGTAATTACATTTGACTCACTCATGCTGTGTAGGCCTTCCCTGCTGTGATTGCGGCATTGACTGCTGTCATGCTTTCATCTGTCCAGAAGTCTTTTGCAACCATGATTTCCAGATGCTCGACATTGCGGTCTACGCAAGCCTGTTTATCTGCGGCATCATCGTTTGCCATTGCCTCGCCAGCAATAATATCATTGATAAGAGTAACACTGTCACCCATTGCTGAGTAGTGCTTTGCGATCTGTTCTGCGGTGATTTCGTCGTTCATTTCAGTCTCCTTTTAATTAGACTCAAGTTCCTCAATGCGGCTGAGTGCCGAATCAAGTTGTTGTTTAAGGTCTTTGACAGCGTTGACCAGATACCATGTCATGTTATCGGAATCTACTGACATACAACCTGTGGCTTCAGTTTTAACCATTTCAGGCAAAACTTCTTGAATTTCCTGCGCTATGACTCCGAGTTGAGTCCCTCCTTTTTTAATAGCGCAAGTTCCATCAAGTTCTGTGATCTCATCAGGAGTGCGATATTCAAAATTCCGAACACGCACCTGCATGATGGCATCAAGACCTATCTCATTATCAACGATGTTCTTTTTGATACGCTGGTCAGAAGTTGTAGACCATGTTGAAGAGTTGTTGCCTTGATAAACACCGCCACCATTAGGGTTAATGAAGCCTGTGTTTGTGCCTTTGCCAGTTGAGTTGTTTGACCCGATATTTATTTGATCTGTATAGCTCGCACCACTAGTGTGGGAGTTGTCACCGATCATTATATTTCGTGCGCCGTTAACACCACCCCCAGAGTTGTCACCGACAAAAACACACTGACTGGCTGTAGTTACTGAATAACCTGCATACTCACCAAGAGCGGTGTTTTCTACGCCTGTCGTGAGGACAAGCAAAGCATTATGACCAATAGCAGTATTTCTTGCGCCTGTTGTAGCAGCAGTAAATGCTCCTGACCCCATAGCAGTGTTGTCACCACCTGTGGTCAGTGCGTCACCAACAGTGATACCTATAAGAGTGTTTTGTGCACCTGTGGTTATATATCGTCCAGCCCAATAACCAATCCCAACATTGTTTGTTGCAGTCGTGCAGGCTGCGAGTGCCTCATAACCCAAAGCCACATTGTTAGAAGCTGTGGTCAATGCCGTCATCGCATTAAGACCGACAGCGACATTATTTTGACCAGTAGTTAAGGATTTCAAAGCCCTGTAGCCAACTCCAACATTGTTACCTGCGCCGGTGGTGTAATAAAGTGCCTCGAAACCGAGAGCCACATTGTTATTGCTTCCACCGCCATTATACAGTGAATCTCGACCAACAGCGACGTTGTTCCCTCCACCGCTATTTAGATAAATAGCTGTTCGTCCGATGGCAGTGTTGTTGTTGCCTGTCGAATTGCTCTGCAATGAGTAGGCACCCACAGAAGTGTTTCCTGTAGATGTCGTGAGTGCATTGCCTGAGTAATAACCCACACAAACATTCTCTGAAGCGGAGGTCATGCTAGCCCCAGCATTGTGGCCCAGTGTTGTAGTCAGAGTGCCTGTTGTCAGAGATCCTGAAGCATTTACGCCAACCGCAACATTCTGATGTCCTGAAGTCAAAGCGTCAAGACATGCGTATCCAAGAGCAGTGTTGTTGTAGCCACTAGTCGCATAAGTTCCTGAAAGGCTCCCGACAAAGGTGTTGTAGCCACCAGTGGTCAATCTTGCTCCAGCCTGATAACCTAAACCAGTTACGTGGTCACCAGTTTGATTGGGGGAAGAAGAAAGCCCACCAAGCGCATACATACCAATCCCAACTCCAGAGCCAGAGGTGGTTGCATATCTTCCTGCTTGATTACCTATGTAGACATTATTATTTCCAGTGGTGAGATTAGCGGCAAAATAACCAACACCAACATTCCCAGACCCTGTGGTAACTGAGGCCAGAGCATTCGAGCCGAATGCGTGGTTATTGCTGCCAGTCGTGATGGCATAACCTGCTTTGTAGCCGTAAAGTGAACTCTCTGATGCTGTTGTGTGGCTGTAACCTGCTTGGTTGCCGACTATTGTGTTCAGGACGCCATTAGTTGCGCTATAGCCCGAATTATGACCTACAAAGACATTCTGTGACGCACCAGTGGTATTAAAAGTGTAGCCAGCGTTATTGCCGAGAAAGGTGTTGTAACTAGCCGCAGTATTGCTGTAACCTGCCTGATATCCCACGCCAACATTGCTATCGCCAGTGGTATTACTTTGAAGCGAAGACCGACCACCAGCAACATTGTTGCTACCAGTGGTGTTTCCTAATAAAGCACCTTCGCCTAACGCAGCATTGGCTGTACCTGTGGTATTACTTTGAAGGGAGGACAAGCCGACTGTTGTGTTATAATTACCAGTCGTGTTTGAATAACCTGCACGGTAGCCAACAGCAGTTATTGTGCCTGTCGTGTTCGCTCTAGCTGCTTGATAACCCATCGCTGTGTTGTTTGATGTGGTGGTGTTATTAAGTAGTGCTTCTACACCCACAGCAGTCAATGCTGAACCGCTGCTATTTTGTTGAAGTGCCGTATATCCTACAGCAGTGTTATTACCAGCAGTGGTGCTATAAGCCGCCTGATAGCCTACCGCTACGTTTGCCGCACCTGCGCTAGTTACAGATCTAAGAGCCTCACGGCCAAGTGCTGTATTATATCCAGCAGTGGTATTGCTATACATCGCTTGATAACCAAGCGCAGTATTATTCGGGCCAGTGGTATTGCTATACATAGCCTGAAAACCAGCCGCAGTGTTTTCAGAACCAGTGGTGTTTGTCGTAAGTGACTGATAGCCCACTGCGGTGTTGTTGGATGCGGTGGTGTTGGCCTGAAGTGCCTGATGCCCAACAGCAGCATTGTAAGAGCCGCTAGTAACAAAACGCAAAGCCGAACCACCCACACCTGTATTAGATGCACCAGATGTCATTGGCTGCATACTATAATCGCCAAGGGCAGTGTTATAGTTCCCACTAATGGAACCATTCATCGCAGCTTCACCCAACGCCACATTGCCTGTGCCAACAGGATAGTTAGCGTCCAGCTTGATAGAGCCACCATCAACATAAATGCTGTTAAAACTGTCAACAGCCTCTACGACATTTGTTGAGTCACAATAAAGGAGTTTTGTCCTGCCGTTTGGGATTGATATGCCACTCCCTGCAGAAGTTTTGACTGTGATTGCATGACCACCAGATGTGTTGTTTTTGAAGATGTAAATTTTGTCAACACTGGGGACTATGACATTTCTTGCCGCAGTCAAAGTCCCAGTCATCACAACAACAGCATTGCGAGCCTCATCCGAGGTTCCATTGTTTGTCGTTAGTGTATAACTTGCTGAGTCGTCATGAGCAACATTGGCTACGCTTGAGATCGCTTGTTCAATCAAAGTCCCGATATTGGTGTTCGAGATTGTGCCCCACGTGCCTGACTTCTCGCCAGTCGCCATGAGTTCAAAGCGAAGATTGGTAGAGTAAGTGCTAGGCATATGTCAAATCCTCAATCAATGCGCAGGATGGCTGTTGCACCAGCTGCAGGGAAAACAATTCGGAAAGTTCCTGAAGAAACGGTGAAATCACCGCCAAAATCAAGAACTGCTATAGATTGATTTGAAGCAGTGCTGTTATAAATCAATGCACCACGAGCAGTGAATGATGCAGATGTCCATTCAGGATCATCAAAATCAACATAAGCAGTCGTGCCACTCGTGCCGATTGTTGCGCCTGTTAGGGTCTCGCCACCAGCTGTGTAGCCAGTGCCTGATACTTCGTTGCTTGTGGTGTATGCGGTTGTGCTTGCATCCAAAGATGCAGAAGAAGTGTAAAGTGCAATCTTCAAGGTGTCAGAATCCATGTCCTGTTCTTTTTGGAACAGATCCTCCTTAAAAGAGGTGCACATTGCTTGGGTGATAGCCATTCTTAAATGCCTCCGTTATATTCAGCTGTGTAGTTCCGTGCCATTTCCTGCTGGAACAGTTGCACAGCCTCGTCAAACTGTCCCTTGTATAAGTTTAGCGTTTCTGGTGCTTTAAGAAAAGCAGAA